TTGATATAGAAAAACTTGAGATACTGGTAAATTTTCTGTTCGATTCACTTTAAGAAAGATTCCATGTTCTCTGCTTTGTGCGGCAGAAGATGACAAGCCATAGCCGGCGGATGCAGCCCACACAGTGTGCCTGGGCTGCATCCGCCGCTCATCTTATTATTGCTCTATGAGTCCATATAAAAACAATCTGTGGATATACTTGATTTTTTTCAGGCATATCATCATCCGGCTTCCACCTTTTCCCAGTATTATTAAATAGATCTCATTTTTGCTTTCATTTAGCCTGGTATTGTAAAGTGGAAGTAAAAGCAAGTTATAACTATATCGCATTTATTTGTACCAAATAGTTTTACAATTAAGAGTCTGCATATCATAATCAAAAATTTCTGGTTTTATTGATTACAGACATTAAAAGTTTGACAATAATAATTGATTTAGATATATTATTGAAAAATTAGCAGATAATATTGTGAATAAATAGAAAATATATTATAATATAAAAGCAAAATACTGCTACAGTATTTTAAATAGTGGATGTTTTAAGAAAGGAGGAACGGGAAATGAAACGATGCATATATATCAATATTCTTCTTTGGTCCGCAATTCTTTTATGCGGCTGTGCAGGAAAGGCTCAGGAGAAAAAAACGTCGGACGCGCCAGAATGGATCATGGAAGAAATAAACCGGTACAATAACGAAGACATGAGGCAGATAGATATTAAGGAAGACACAACGGTTTCAGAAGGAAAACTGGTTAAGGATGAGACTGTCATCATGGACAAAAAGAATCATTTAGCCAGCAATATTGGAACGAAGGAGGGACCAGGAGATAACAGGGACGAGTATTCTATGTTTTTTGGAATGGAAGGCGCAAAGGCTTTTGAGATTTACAAATATAAAGAACAGGATCAATTTTATAAAGAAACTGTTTCAGAGGATCTGGCAAATCTATATATAGACGGCAGAAAACTGGAAATCTCGGATAAGGCCAAGATCAAAGAGGAGGGAGAAGAGACCCTGGATGGGCAAAAGGCGATCAAAGTAAAAGTAACGGACCCAGGCTTTGAAAGGCTAACAGACCGAGCGGACTATAAGGAAATGATAGATGACGCGAAAGCGGCGGACGCGGATACATACCAGGAAGAACTGGATAAATATATGGAACTAAAAGAAAAGGAATGGACTTTATGGTTTGACGCGGAGTCCCACCTGCTTAAAAAAGTCTTTTTTGACAGTTCCGTAGAAGACAATTTTACCTTATATCTACTATCAGCCCAGGATCCTGAATCCGACTTTGCAAAGCAGCGGCCAAAAAAGGGCACCACAATATGGAATATCAAGATGGGCGACGAATGTGATACCATAAATCTGCCGGAAGAATATAAAGAATTCTAAGCGATATAGGATCCTGCATGCAGGCAGGAAGAAGAATATGCGTCATTGGGCTAGGCGAAGGCGGAGGAGTATGATAGAATGCAAGCAGTATCATCTTTGCCGGAGGGAAATAGAATGTTTAACACGATTCCATTTTTGACGTATGTAGTCGTTGCCAATATATCGCCGGGGCCCAATGCAATTTTATCCTTATCCAATGCCAGCCGATATCCGTTAAGAAAGGCGATCCGCTTTAATTTGGGTATTGCGGTGGGCGTGTTTGCGGTAATGCTGCTTTGCGGCATATTTGGCCTGGCTGTGCTGGAAGTGTTTCCGCCGATACAGAAGATCCTGGTATGGGTAGGCGCGGCTTATATCCTTTGGCTTGCTTTTCAGACGCTGAAAGATGAAGGAAAAGAAGAGGAAGCGGGAGAAAAGGAGCCCGGGAACCTTTTTGTGAAGGGGATAGTACTCCAGTTTGTCAATCCAAACACCATCTTATATGGCGTAACGGCGTTCACGACGTTTATTCTTCCTTACTATAAAAAACCGATGTATCTAATCGCCTTTTCTGTCTTTTTGTCATGGATGGCATTTGTGGAGAATGGATGCTGGACGGTGTTCGGCTCTTTGTTCCAGAAGATCATCGTGCGCTACAGGCGTGCGGTGAACGTGTTTCTTGCGCTGCTTCTTGCATATTGCGCGGTTTCGCTGGTGATATAAGGAAATTGGGATTAAGATTTGACATTTGGGGCAATGCTATATATAATGATAACGACAAGAGATGTCTGCGAGCCAGTAGTACAGCGAATGATCAGGGCTTGTACTGGTTTCGACGGGGGTCTGGAAGTTGGAGAAGCCATCCGTAGCGGGACACTACGTTAAAAGTTCCAATTAAATATAAACGCAGACAATAGAGAATTAGCGTACGCTGCCTAATTAGGCGGCAGTCGGCCCCGGATCTTCCGCCGTCTGGGTCACCGGCTTCAAACAGGCGGAGCACTTCGTTTCCAAAGCTTTGAGGGAATGGAAGAACTTATGAAGCTACTAAAGTCGGCAGCCTGTCATTAGGCGGCTGATGGAGGGAATGTCAATATAATGACTGTGATGGGAGATGCTTTGATGGATGGGCTTTCGGACGCGGGTTCAACTCCCGCCAGGTCCACTGTAAAAGTGCCGTAAATACGGCACTTTTATTTTTTGTGTTGCATTTCATGTTGCATGGTTTCAAAATGAGAATTGATTTTGTCTGTGAATTTCTTTTGTTCATCCGAGATTACATTTCGATAAACCTGTTTCAATACTCTGTCGGTTTTCCAGCCGCCCCTTGCCATGATATACTGATCCGGTATTCCTATCGCATGCATGATGGACGCAGAATAGTGTCTCAGGTCATGGAACCTAAAATGAGGGAGTCCTGCAGCTTTCAAAACAGATCCAAAGTTTTTGGAAATATCTTCAGGATGCATTTTTACCAGATGCCCTTTTACCCCCTTGAATTTATCGATCACAAAATCCGGATATACAACTTCGCGATAACTAGATCCAGTCTTTGGAGATTTTATTATAAAGCCTCCGTTGTTGGAGCGTACCATTGACTTGTTTATAGTTATGGTATTCCCGGATATATCTTCATCCGTGAGCGCACAGATTTCTCCTCGCCTCAAGGTGCCAAACGATGCCAGTAATACAGCCTTTTCCAATTCGGTTCCCTTGAGATACTCCAAGAGCCTCTTTATATCGCTGTCTGATGGGGTATAGAGTTCTCTAGGCTTAGCAGGAGGAAGTTTAGTCCTTAGTCTTAGGGAAGGCTCGTAAATCGATAATACGGCCGCCAGAAATCCATGCGCATTGCTGACCGTCTTGGGGGAATGGTTAAGGGAATATTCATTTGCCCATTCCTGAATGGCCTGCTGATTAATCTTTTTTGTCTTCATTCCTAACAGTGATGTATATGCGTTTCTAACAAGGGTTTCGTATCCGCGCACGGAGGTTGGAGATAGCACATTGCGCTTAGAATCAATGTACTTATCCATAGCCTCTTTCAATGTGAAATCGCTCCGCTTCATACGTTCTTTATTAAGCGCGAATTCGGCGGCCAGAGCCTCTGCCCTACGTTTCCCGGCAAGGGACGGATCGTCACAGGTGAAGGATTCATAGATGCGCTTCTTTTTTACGCCACCATCATCTTGATTGACATATTCATAGTGGGAAAAGACCTGGCAGCGCCAGGATCCGGATGGCAGTTTCTTTGCGGTTGGCATGATATCATCCTCCTTTTTGGGTATAAAAATAACAGCCAGCGAACTTCCGTTCTCTTGCGGTGGCTGCCCGAAGATGATACAATGTTTTTGTTAAGAAGCGTATATCTTCGGATGTATGTTAGGCCGTTCCTGGTTGCCGCCAGGAGCGGTTTTTATTATGCCTTATATATAACGGCTTTATCACCGTTATATGTTTTTTCTATTTTCTTTGTTGATAAAGTTTTTCCTATTAATCCTAAATCAATAAGATACATGGTGCGTCTGTTCCAATAAATCAATCTACATTTTCCGATGCTTCCATCTTGCAAATAATATATTTCCCCAAAATAATTTTTTGAAGCGTTAACATCATTAAATGATTCAGTGGCATAATGTAATATAAGTGGAAACTTGGATAGTTTTCCGGTCTTTGTATAAGGATTACATTCAAAATAAGTAAAATACTGGTTGATAGTGGTGTGTTCTATTTTTTCGATATCAAATTTTAAACTTTCGACATCAATATGTAATAAAGGTTTTATTTCTGCTATAGCACACGATTCTTTAACCAGGGTATTAATGAATTCCATGTCCCTCTTAACTTGTAATTGATCTGAATTTAAAATGGTAATTATGCACATGTTATTATCATATATAGGTTCAGAAAGTTGATAGCCATCAAAATGAAACTGTTTCATATCCTTAAGCGAAATAGATCTTAACTTTTTTTCCTTCTCAAACTGCTCAGTTTCTTGTCTTATGCGAGCCTGCTTTTCTTGAGCAGATTCTCGTTTTAGACCATTCCATTCAAATTCTGATATTTTAGGGTAACAAGTGGATTTTAACTCTTCTGGTATGTGAGAATAATAACGATTAACATGCTCTCTAAGAACAGTATCTATTCCCCAATCCTCCTCATTAATTGAAAAATGAGTTTCACAGACCGGGATACTAGAGACGCTTTTAGGTGAATCAATATCATAGCATTCCCCTTGAATAAAGTAATAACGCGGCAAAGATGAGTACTGTGAAATTTCAACACCATAAACGTTATGCTTAAATTCTTGTTTTGAAACTTCGGGTTCATGTTTTTTAAATAAATTATCAAAAAATCCCATATCTATTTCTCCTTTCTTTGCTTTTTTACGTTGAGTAATCTATCTTTCCAACTGCCAGGTTGGGGATAAACATAATGCAATAGTCATCAACTGATGTGCATATTCCATACTTGTCTCTGTAGCAATCGATGGCGTCCTGAAGAAATTCCTCGGTGACTTCAAGATATTCAGCGATTTCATGTCTTGAGCGGCACCCGTGCTCGTATGCCCGTATCAGCCCGTGTAATCCGATCTGCTTATTGTATGCCCAGAAACGGGCCTGGCGCTCCTGTTTGCGATTCTCCAGATTATCCAGATCGATTATATTGCCTACTGTAGTATGATGGTGCCCTAATTCCTCTGCAAGGACACAGGCCTTCTGCACTGTGGTGTCAATATCCTCTCTTATTGCAATCCGTTTTCCCTTTATTCTACCGTCACTGGCCTTTAAAGGCTTTTCTTTTACGGCAAGACCTTTCTGGCTGGCGTTGTCTAGTAATAATTCATAGTTGTTCATTCAGTTACTCACCTCGACCATGATTCTATCATAACACATGTCCGATTTATTGGACTTAGAAGTCATCGTCATCCATGATTTCATCATCATGTTTCTTCATTTCATCGTTTATATCAATGTCGGTGCGTTTGTGGGCGGCGCTGAGTATTGGTAACTCTTCTAGGGTACCATTATCATGAAACGTGATATGAAAATTCTTTGACTTGGTAATTTCGGCTTTATACTCTGGAATTTTTGTGAGAAGTTCCACCTGCTCCAGAGCTTTATCCTGCCCCTGTTCGTTTAATAAGAAAAACAAATCCTGCATTTGTTCTTCTTTATCATCTCGGTTCTTAAAGGTATCAGACCCTTCCAAATCCTTTCCGAAGTCTTCAGCAGAGTATTGAGACCAATCTACGATTAATTCATTCATATATACGCCTAGTGCAGAAGCTATTTTTCTTACAGTTTCTAATTTAGGATTAGCTTTACCAAGTTCGTATTTTCTGATTTGGGACTCATACATCCCACAAAGTTCCCCTAATTGTTTTTGAGTTAAATTTTTTTCTTTCCTCAGTTTTCTAATATTATCACCAGTA